AATCCTGCAGTTACAAATAACATTGAAGAAGTTATGGAGTTATTAGATGTAACTACTAAATGGAAATTTAATATACCTGTACTAAAAGAAAACGTAGGTGGTATTGGTGGTGGTAATCTTATGATAGCATTTGCTAGACCAGAGACGGGTAAGACAGCTTTTTGGGTTAGCTTATGTGCAGGGCCAGAAGGTTTCTGTTCTCAGGGTGCAATCGTTCATGCGTTTATAAACGAAGAGCCTGCCATAAGAACACAGATCAGAGCAATCTCTTGCTATACTGGAATGAATAGAGAGGAGATAGTAGCTGATAAAGAATCAGCACAACAACACTGGAGTGATATAAAAGATAATATATTTATGTTTGATACAGTTGATTGGTCAATGGATGACATAGATGCACACTGTGAAAAACATAAACCAGATATTGTAGTTATAGATCAGTTAGATAAAATAAATGTTAGTGGCACATATGCTAGAACAGATGAAAAGTTAAGACAGATCTATACAAGTGTGAGAGAAATAGCTAAACGTAGAAACTGTGCAGTGATTGCAATATCTCAAGCATCTGCTGATGCACATAATAGAAATAGTATTTCATTTGATCAGATGGAAAACTCTAAAACTGGTAAGGCAGCTGAAGCTGATTTGATTATTGGTATAGGTAGAAATGCTAATAGTGATTTAGAAAATAAAATAAGAACACTATGTATAAGTAAAAATAAAATAAATGGGTATCATGGTGAACCTGTTTGTACAATTAGAAGGAGTATAAGTAGATATGAAGTATAAGAAAACTAAAAAAGACGACAAAACATACAAGTTTATTATGAAATATATGGATAAATTTGATTTATTAATAAAACAAGCACAGAAAGAAAAAGAAAAAGAAGATTTTGACTTTAGTATTCATGCTTTGACAGCTGCTATCATGAGACAGATAGTTATGAATAATGTAGCATACTATAATACTACTGACCTTATCAGAGAAACTATGCAAAAACTTCTTGATGATGAAGTTAATGCTAGATATATAGAATCTAAAAAAGAGCGAGAGAGGGCTAAATTAAACTAAAAAGGAATATATGATAACAACAGTAGACGTAGAAACATCTTGGCAAAAGAATGAGAATGGTGGATATGATCCGTCACCTTTTCATCCAGATAATATATTAGTAAGTGTAGGATTAAATTCTTATTTTGGTGACGAGTATTATTTTACAAACCATAGCGAGAGAATAGATAGTGGATGTGCAATTAAGATACAGGAAACTTTAGATAAGACAACTCTATTAGTAGGTCATAATATAAAATTTGATTTGATGTGGTTACTTGAGGCAG